CCTCTCTTCTTTGATTGATTTGAAAAACTAAAATGTGATAAATTGACTGTTTGCCATTTACCACCAATCGATGAACGAAGTGCGAATAGCAAATCATTCTTACCAAATTTCATATTCTTTTCAACCATTTGACCAAGTAAATCTTTGTCTGCTGTTTGTTGTTTGTCTTTTAGATATCCACGAATTTTTTTGAGAGAACTCTTGACATACTCGGCATGTTTACGGTCTGAAAAGAGTTTATTCGATTGTGATTGACTTTCATTTGAAAATAAAATAAACTTGAGAGCATCAAAGTTTTTCATTCGTTCTGGTGTAAATGAAATATTGATATGTAATCCACACTGAGCATCTCGTTTATTTTTATCTTTTTGTCCAGTAGTTTCAGAATGATGTGACTTTGTGTTGCCATTTTTCTTGATGTAATCAAACATACCTCTTGTCACTTCAATTGCTTGAGAGGTATTCATAACTGGTGAAATAAATTCAATACCACCTAAGGTCGCAAGAACAGAAAGGTCTGTGCCAATTGTCCATCGAGATGGATCAGAGGTGTCACCTGTTGTGATTTTAGGAGTTTTTACAAAAGATGGGCGATTACTTTCTTGACTATAATACTTTTTGATTTCCGCATTTGGTGTTTCAGTATTGGCAGTATCCATAATCAACATCAAAAATTGTAGAAGTTTTTTACTGTCATTATTATATGTCTTGAAGATTTCTTTTTTATAGTCACCTTCTGCCATATCTTTCGAAGATTTTTCTAATGATGAATTGACGTAGCGATAAGTTAGGTCAGCTAATTCTCTTTTGTTGATTCCGTTTTTTGAAAAAAAGGAATAAAGATCCTTCGAATCTTGTCCCTCAAAGTCTCCAAGAATTTGATCAACTGAGACAATTTTCTTTTTTTGACTGGCTTTGCTGACATAATCCCCCGCATTCAGTCTTTTTGATTTGTTTTCTTTAACAATCTTCTTATTTTTTTCTTTGACTTCGTTGATTACATCCACATAACGACCAAGAATTAGAACATCAGTAGCACTTGGTCTGTTTGTTGCTTCCAAGAACTTTTCATTATAAAATTCAAACTCAAGACCTACTTTGAAATCTTCATTTGAAAACAGTGATTTGATTTCTTTTTGTTTTACATCTTCGACAAAGTATGAGTTAAAGCCAAGCATATTAGTTTATATATTGAGATAAAGGTTCTGCGATATATTTTTCTTTAGTATATTGATCAATTGCTTCTTGTCCAAAAAGAAGTCTTTCAAGTTCTCCCTGTTTATTTCTCATTTCAACAAAGCTTGAAATCAAGTCAACTTTTTGTTCTTCAATAAACTTTTTTGTGAGGACTGCTGATGTTAGAGAATCGCAACTAAACATGTTGAAATATAATCCAATTCCACCTTCTAAGTATAATTCAACAAGAATTTGTAAGTTGCGAAACATAGCCAAACGAGCAATGATTTTATTTTCATATTCAAATACATTTTCAGGCTTATAAGTTTTTTCAACACCTTCAATATGTAATTTGTTTTCTTTACAGTAAGCAACAAACTTTTGAATTTTTAAATCAATCTCTTGCTCTTGTGTCATTCTCCTCTTTAAAATAAAAATAGGGAGCATATTCACATACGCTCCCTGTTATAAGTATGTGCATTATATTTATGTTAATTCACAGAGGCTTCCTCTATTTGGTATTCTCTACCGTTGATGAGTGCGCCATTAACAGAAGTTCGTTCAATTTTATGACCAGAATATATTTGTCTTTCCTTCCTTTCTTTATGATAGGCATTCATTGCGATAATATAGTCTTTGATGAAATCGTTTCGCACGATATCTTTTTCTTGAAAACTGACAATTTTGAACCCTGAAACTCGTTTAGCAATTTCATAAAACTCACGAAGACCACTTTCTCGGTCGTCTAAGTCTGTTTGCATAAAATCACCAGCAAGGACAAGGCCTGTATTCTTACCAATTCTTGTGACAACTGTATGAAGTTCTACAGATGAAAGGTTTTGAATCTCATCAACAAAAATGATTGTGTTATCAATTGTTGTTCCTCGTAGGAAGGAAGTTGAACAAAATTCGACTAAACCTTTTTTCTCAAGAATTTCCCAAGCATCACCTCTTTTAAAAAGTTCATTCACAATTGACTGATAAGGTCTCTTGTAAACAGCAATCTTTTCTTCTTCTGATCCTGGAAGATATCCAATATCTCTTGAGGGCACACAAGAACGGCAGATTAAAACTTTGTGATAAGGTGATTGCGGGTCAAACACCGCTTCTAAACCTAAGTAAGTGGATATAAAACTCTTGCCTGTTCCGGCTGATCCCATAAGTATCATGTTAAAGCCGTCATACCAAGCATCAAATGTTTGGTTTTGTGCATGAGTCATTGGTTCAATCTCTTTCATACTCAAAGAGATTTGTTCAGATCTAGAAACTTGTGCTTTTTTTCTTGACATGGTAACTCCTGTAAATGAAATAGGAATTACTCAGGCCATCTTTCACTCAGGAGCGATGACCTGAGTGACAGTTACTTTTGTTTTTGGATCGGATACCTCCATGAATTCTGCTAAAGATCCATACCACCTAATTGATTGCCATGATAGTTCTTTTTGATCTCACGCAATTTATCTCGAAAGCCTTCCGAAGGCTTCTTACCAGTAAGAGCAAAATTGTCATATCCTATCCGAGGAGAAGCAACATCGAGTGTCAGCTTACAATCAGACCTATCGCAATCTTCGTTTTCAGGTGTGTGTCTTTTAGCTATGGTTGTATGAATCTCAAAATTTTTGCCGCACTTAGCGCATGAATATTCATAAAAGGGCATATAATCTCCATCTAAAATATTATAAATAAAATCAAGTTCACAACATTATTTATCAAAAAAGAGAAAATGAAATCATTTAGTCAATTTTTAACAGAAGCAAGAAAAAACCCAGAAAAGAACGTCAAAGAATTTCCAGTGAAGTCATTAGAGAAGTATAAAGATGATGATGATGTCTTTATTACTTTTATTGCGAATGCAAAAGATTTCACAGAAACAGGCAAAGATGATTATTTGGCGGCTCAAGTTGGTTTGAATACCAAGTCAAAGTACAACACACCAAATGGCATCTATACATATCCAATGGTTGAAGTCTATCAACAATATGTTGGAAACTATACAGGGCAACATGATTTTTTTGACAAGCATAAAGGTCTAAAAAGATTCAATGTTCCCTTTGCTGGTGACCAGCCAAAAATTGGCGTGCTTCGACGTGTTGGTAAAAATCATATTGATGATATTGGTTCTGGTGAATATTCGCATGCAAAACTTGCGGGTGATACTGAAAAAATTGTCAAGTATACAACTCAAAAACTCATGAAAATTTTGAATGTAAAGAATGAATATCTAATGTTTTTGATTGTATGTGCCACATGTCAATACGCTTTCACTCGAGCAGCAAAAGACACACCAGGAATGCAATTCTGGAACGCAACTCGATTATGTGCTGCTCTCATTGCATTAGCCCATGAGAAAAAGAAACTTACTGGTGATGTTCGATCATCAAAGACAACTGCTCAAAGAAGTTTTCGACTTGGTGAAACCATGCCAAAAATGTCAGCCTGGTGGCTTCTTGGAAATCGAAAAGACCTTGAAGAGAATTATGATCCAGACAAACCAAGAAAAATTCCACCAAAACTATTAACTAAAGTATATGATACTGTTCAAAAAATGAAAGGCGATAATAAGGCTTTGACCGCGGCAAATATTTTCAATCCATCTGGTGAAAAGAAAGAACAGGGTAAATCAAATCCATATGCGAATGCCTGGGCAGTTTTATTGATTCGAATTGGATATAATTCAATTGCGGATCGAAGTGGTAAGAGAGTGATTCACTCCGCTGAACCAACTCAAGCAGTTTTCTTGGCAAGAAGAGGATACAAAGTTCTTGAAATTATTGAGAATAAAACATATGAAGATCGTAAACCAATTCTTCAACAATATAGTGAACTCAAAACGGATGAGAAAAGAGCCGACTTTCTTCAGAGAATGGAAAACAATGGTATTGTTCAAGGACAAGAAAATGTTCGACTATGGCGTTTTTTTGAAACATTAAAATCAAATAGTATTGTAGTGAATTCGGATGTTCTCGAAATCTTAGTCAAGAAAGAACCACATACAGCGGCAGAATTTCATCGCACAGGACATTCAGTTCAAGTGATCAATGACCTGATGAAAATTGGTCTCAAAGAAAAAGCCAGTACTCTAACTGTTTATGTAGCAAGAGGACCTGAGTGTAAAATTAAACCAGAAACAATTGTCTTTGGTCTCAAAGAACTTCTTCGTCAGAAAAAGGATGCGAATCCTAAAAGTATGGATTCACCACTGCTTGATATTCGTCAGTCACTGAGAATGTATGAAAACAAATGGAACAAACAAACTGAGGATGTGATTCAAGCGTTCCGCAAGGCCAAAGAAAAAGCTCAGGCGGATGCTACAGAATATCTCAAATCAGAAAAGAAGGCATCATGAAAACTTTCTCAGACTTTTATTCTGATATTCAGAATATGAAAACACCTGCTGGTGAAGCTTCTGAGCCTTCAGAGGGGCAAATTGAAGAGAAGTGGTCGGACAAGAGAAAACGAACGATAGATTGTGACCGCCCTCGTGGCTTCAGCGAACGTGCCTCATGCCAAGGTAGAGAAAAGCGAAAACGAGAACGTGAACAACGAAGACGAAGATTTGCGAGGTTATATTGACACCATACACTTATATTATTGAATGTAAACCAATTAGTAAAAAATATTATGGAGTAAGATATGCGAAAGGCTGTAAACCAGATGACCTTTGGAAAACATATTTTACCTCATCAAAAATTGTTCGAAACTTAATTGAAACATATGGCAAAGAATCTTTTGAGATTCAGATCGATAAAGAATTTGAGACAGTCGAAGAAGCGATTGACTACGAACATCAATTTATAATTACTAACAATCTTTCTAGCAATCCTAATTGGCTAAACGTACATCGCAGAAAAGCTATCGATTTCAATGATCCTGTTATTAGTGAAAAGTTATCAATAGCACGAAAAGGACGAGTAACTTCAGAAGAAACAAAAAAGAAGCTAAGTGCGATAGGTAAGGGTAAGAAATTATCAGAAGAAACAAAAAGAAAGATTAGTGAGAGTAGTAAAGGTAAAACAATATCTCAAGAATCTATCGATAAAGCTAGAGAATCAAAAAAGAAGAGTGGTAAAAATCAAGGTGAAAGTCACTGGACTTATGGCAAGCAGAGAGATGAAGAGACAAGAAGAAAGATTAGTGAGGCGCTAAAGGGGAAGTCTTACAATGTTGGGTATAAACACGAAAAGAGAGTGTGCCCTCATTGTAATTTAGAGGGCGCTGGAGGAAACATGACAAGGTTTCATTTTGATAATTGTAAAAAACGTCAGTCTGGTAAGTAGTTCCAATTGGGATAGACTTTCTGAACAACTTTCTTTTTCAGTCCAGGATAACTTTTCAGGTTCTTATCTTTGATTTCATTGATCAATTGTGCTTCATGAGGTGAAAGATTCTCAAGCATATCAATCCACACTTGTTCTTTTTTCATTTCATTCAAATGACTTGCGTTGTGATTGACAAACATTTCAATGGTCCGGCGATTCGCATACAACAAAGTCGAATTATATAAATCAGCTTCCCCTGGACTTTCATAAGGAGGATCACCTTCTGGCAAATTGATTTTATGATCTGCTGAAAAAGTGAGCAGTAATAAAAAATCAATCATTTCATTACGATTTTCTTTTAAATGTTTTACTTTTTCTAAATGTGTTTTCTTTTCTGAAATTTCCTGAAACACTAAAGGAATTGATCTTACATTTTGCATATTTACCTATAAATCTATAAATGCTTGAAACACGCAAAACTTATCTGTTGAGCGATATTCATTGTTTTTGAGTTCGATTTCTTCTTTTCTTCGAACAATCACATGTTTTGATAATTTTTTTGCCATTAGCTCATGCTTTGATTTTGCCAAATAACGAATGGCACTTTCAAGATTCTTACCATAAACTACAATCTTTTCAGCACGATCTATATTTGTCAAAAAGGCTGAACGAGTTTCAATTCCTGATTTTGATTCAAGTCGAATCAATGAACGCTTGTCTTGAGAAGCGAGATAGACAACTCTCTTACCAATCAAATATTTCATATCAATCTGAGGAAATTCAAAAACAGATGTTGAGAACTTTAGTTTACGAATCAATTCTTCAACGGGCTTCAACCGAACAGCACGTTTCTTTTTCTTTTGTTCAGTGACAACACTCTTCACTGAAAGAAGTTCTTCCTTGACTTGTTTAAGATTTTTGAAAATTAGATTTTGCTGACGCCTTGTCAGAAAAGAATATGCTTCTTTGACCTCTTCATCACTTTGAATATGCCTCAAATCATTCAAATGATCTTTCTCGAGCATCTCAGCGATTTCAGTTGATTGAGATTTATTTAGTTCGTAGATTGTCAGAATTGATTGTGCTGTGATTTCTTTCTTACCTTTCGAATCAAACAATTCTTCGATTTGATTTTCAAGGTAAGCATAGGCATCATAGGTTCGTTTCCCATTCCTTTGTTCAGTCGAAACACGAACTACAATTTCAGTCTTTTTTGTAGGACGAACTTCTTTTTGTAATTTTTCAATAAAGGAATCAAGGCGTCGAACTAATTCTTCAGGTAGAGTGTTACCATTTGAAATCAATCTTGCACACCAGCAGTAGGAGAAAGGAAGATAGCTTTGACTATTGATGTTTTTTCTTTGACTTTCGGTTCTCGCATAGTTAATCAAGAATTGTTTTGCATCTTTATCAGTAAAATTTTGCCGATACCAGTTATACTTATGAAGAACATCAAATTCACTGAGAACAAGTGATTCGGGTTCACGAATACTCATCTCTTGTTTTCTTCTTCGTTTCATCTCAAAACTCCAATAATGTTAAGCAATGGCAGTGAGTGATTCTTTCCAATTAGATGTTGAACAATTTTTAGCAAGAAGCATAAAGTTGTCTCTTGTTTCAAAAATACCTTCACCCACAATTTCATCAACTAAAAAAGGTTGTGTTTCAAACACGCAAAAATCACCATTTTCATCAATCGCATGATATTTTGCCCAGTCAGGCATTTCAAATAGTAGGTCCACTTTGTTTTTCATTTTGAATCTCCATAGTATTAAAAATTTCAGTCAACGTATTTTTTTGACCATCAGCAAACATTAACTTTACATCGATTTTTTCACTCAATTCTTCATTCATTGCATTGAACATGTGAGTTACTCCTTCTTTTGTTGTATAAGATTGAGTAAATCCCCAAACATCTGGTTCAGAAGCATCACGATTTTTCCATTTAGCAAATAAAATATAAAGCCCTGAAGTTGATCCTGTACCTGTCGCAGAACCCAAAACAGGCACATTTTCAACCATTTTTTTCAATTCATTATAATTCATAAAAATCCTAATATTTTTGTTGATCGTATGGATGAATTCTCAATTCTTTAATTGGGAATCCATAAAAAACTCTTGGATTTGGATTTACATGATTTGCCTTAAAAATCAATAGAAAATGTTTTTGAGCAAATCTTCTTATCCAAGTTTTGTCAGCCATCTGTTCCTTTGAAGAAATTAATTGATCCGCATATGAATCAAATATTTCCACCTTTGCTCTTTCAGCCGCTTGCTTTGTAGCATCAGCATTATCAATCTTAAATGTCGGAGGATGCCCATCAAACGTCGATGCTGAACTTAAAATATCAAATGTCTTTTTATCTGCTCGAAAAGCTAATTTATCTAATTGAGGATCATATACAAGTTGGTCATTCAAAAAAATATAAGAATTAATTACTTGTTTATTTCCAGAACTATCAAAACGATATTCTTGCCATCGAACATCAGGTGCTTGTATATCATTTACTTGACAAAAATAAGGATCAGTAGCAAGGGCACCTGTTTCACGAAAGTCTCTTCTTGAAAAAAGAATATCATAATTATCTACATAGAATTTTTTCTCAACAGCAGAGTAACTTTTTTCAACATATTTATCCAAACCATCACCAGAAACATGACCTAACTTAAAAGAAATTTTATAGATAAATTGTGTTCTTTCATCAAAAAGATACATCTTTGTACCATCTTTGACCACATAACTATTTTGTTCTCTCGCAAATTCGGTTGGAAAGGTAAGTCTTGTTTTTGACATCTCTATCTCTTTTTATATTAAAATGAAGTTTGTTGGTTCGGCCTTTTAAATAGCGACAATGTTTGAGCATTCATTGCCGAACATTTGTTCAAATAATCTGTAAACAAAGGAACATCTTTTGCTGTGGCTCTTGTAAACTCATACTGAAATTCGGCTTGGTCGTTGTTTTCACGATAGCTATCCATGACACATGAACAAACAAAGCCGGATGATGCTTGAGCAATTTGTGGTTGAACATTCTCATATTGAAATCTTTGCATCATAATTGTACCACAGAAGTTCATAAATTGACCAATCATTGCAGTAGGATACTTAACTTTTGGATAATCATCTGGAAGAATTTTTAGCCATTCAAAAGGATTTTTTCCTTTAAATCGGTTTGAATTAGGAACTTGTTTTTGCTCTTGCTTAGGTGTTGGTGTGTAATCATAATCAAAATCTGGTCCCTTGTGGGTATCCGCATAAGTCAATGAAACTGTCATCAGAATACAAGAAATAGCGATAATAAACTTTTTCATAAAGATTGTCCTTTGTTTATGCACTCTGCGGAGTGCCGATTGTTAATTGTATTTATTCAACTTTTTAAAAAAAGTTAAGCTGCAACTGACATTTCGGTATTGGCAGTTTCTTCATCTACACTTGGGAACAATCGTGAACATGGTCCGAGTTCCAAGACTCTTTTTGCTCGAGTTACAGCAACGTAAAACAGGTTTTTCTCCATCAATGGAGCCTCGGAAAAAGAGATAGGTATACGAACTTTTCTTCCTGATTCATCCATATCTGAACGATAGAAAACATTCTCAGCATCGTCAGCTATAGTCACATGGTTCCATTCTTTACCTTTAGACTTGTGCATTGTTGTGATCATGGTAGCATTGGCAGGAATGTTTTTCTGAGCATCTTTGATACGCTTGAGATTATCAAGAGCCATTTCAAATCCACCAATCTTATCAATCACTCGCAAGGCAGTTTTCCATTCATTATTTAGCAAATCCTCTTCTAGTTCTTTGTGAAACTGCTCAATGTTTCTCAGACCTTTCAGGTCAGGGTGTGAAACATTGTAGGTATCACCAGCATTGAGGGATACAAGGTTCTCAATCATCTTGAATCCTTCATTGTCAACGCCACCCTCAAGAGCAAAGGTCTTTTCATCTTCAAGCATTTGAAATGCCTCAGTCAGACAACCCATGTTGGTGCGGCAGAGAACAGCAGAGGTGTCTTCTTCTTCAACACCTTCAAAGCCTTTCATTCGTAGGTCAGTCATATGCTCAAGCAACAGATTTGCCTTGTCAGCAATCTCTGGCAAAAAGCGGAAAGATTGTGTCAAGGTGTAGGTAGCTTCTGCTGGCATATCTTTCAAGAAGTCCTGTGCGCCACGAAATTGATAGATGGCTTGATTCGAATCACCCACAGCAATCAATCGTGCTTGAATGTGTGAAGCAATGTCAGAGAACACAGGATTGATATCTTGTGCCTCATCAAGCAACACAACGTCTTCAGCAATCTGAATATCATTGTAGTGGAGTTGAACGAGCTTAACATACATGTCATGTAACATCAAATCACTTGAAAAGCCAAACGAAGAAAATAGAGTTTTAGCGATCTCAAGTGCACGTTTCTTCTTCTTGTCAACTGCCTGAAGGATCTTTTCTGCTGGCATGTTGGTGAATCTCAGCAATTGAGAATGAAAGCGATCTTCAACTGATTTAGGAACGTGACGGAGTGTCATTTCAGTGTCATCAGAAATCATGAATTGGCGCATGATTTGAAATGCGGGATTTGCCAAGAACTTGTCATCACCGCTCAATCGCAAACGGTCAATTGTGTCTTTGACAGACATGTAGCCTTTGATGTTGCGGCTGTTACAGCCAGCACCTCGGGCCAATTCAAGGCAGAAGCCATTTTGAGTTTTAACTTTGATGTTGTCAAGACCACGACTTTTGGCCTTCTGCTGAACTTCTTCTTTGATTGCGGTGTTGAAGGCGAGGTAGAGGAAAGAAGTCTCAGGATGCTGCTTCACAAGCTCAAGCAGAGTGCTTGTCTTGCCAGTGCCGGCGAGTGCGAGGACTTTGATGTTGTTGCGAATTGCTTCGAAAGCGTCGAGGATAGCTTGTTGTTCTGAAGTAGGATTCATATCATCTCCATGATTTAAGTGTCAAGCATTCAGAGCGAAACGATTTTGCTCAATCAATGATCAGATCATATCAGATCGAATTCAAAAGTCAAGAACTTTTTTAAAAAAATTCGATTGCGGTCACCAAGACAATCCAAGCGAGATAGGGATAGAAAATCTTGGCGACCAGCGGTTGTTCTTTGTACTTCTCAATAAATGTCATCATTTTACCTTTTTCAGTTCGAATAGGATATCCGTTTGAATCTCTCATCAGCCGAACATCGGACGAGATTGACGGTCCATGCCAATGCCATAGATATCAGAAGACCTGCGACCCGCACTGATTCTGCGGTCTGTGCCACCGTCTCTGGGCTTTTCTCTGCGAGGGAATCTTCGTCGAGTGATACCACTGACTTCTGGATCAGTCCTGCGCTCAAGACCATATTTGGCTCTTTGCATGTTAAAAGGATATAGAATTTTTAGAAGTTGAATGCGAAGATTGCCCAGAGCCTCTTGCAATTCAGCATTTTCTTCTGGGCATCTCTTGATTTCTTGAACGATTGTATTTTCACATCGCTCAATCGATTGAACTGCTTCCATGAGTTGTTTTCTCGGATCTGCCGACATGCTCCTCCTATATTGATTTCAAATATTTGAGTAGTTTCAAATATTTATCAATTATAGATAATCACAGAAGGCAGTTGAGAAATTCGTTCTTGTAGTTCTAATACCTGGTCTTCAGTCAACCAACCAACTACAGTGTCATGTTCGCCGGTGATTTCATCAACAGAAACAAACTCATAGTTATCTTCTGAAACGTCATCTGAAGCAATACGAAGTAAACCTAACTCAAATAGTCCTTGGTCGCCTCCGTAAGAATGGCTGTGACAAATGACAGAAGTGGCGTAGCCATTGTTAAAGTATTTTTGATATTGTGCTCCTGAGCCATCATCAAATTTATGAGTGCTAGGAATTTCTAACTTTTGACCGAAGGGATGCTCACTCATTTTCATTCTCCTCTGGAACTGAAAAGAAAAATCTCAGAAAAACTTCAATAAAAATAACCATAATAATAATCGGCAAAAATGCGATTATAAACATCCATGTTTCAAAATCAAGCATAGGTCAGCTTCGGAAAATTGCCAAAACTTCGGCAGTTGAGGTTGTGTTGTCAGGTTCACAATTGACACATTGATCCGTGCGATATGTTTCACTGTCAGGGAACAAACCGCACGAAGCAACAAATAGACTCAAAGCAATCAAAATTCTCATAATTATCCTTGGGTTGGTGTTCATCATGATCAGATCATATCAGACTGGATGAAAATGTCAAGAAAAAAAATATCAAGTAATATCAGTTACTTCGATATGACAGGCATCAATGAAGGGCCGCTTTCCTTGTGACCTTCTCAAGTCAACATATTCGTTCATTGCTTCTTCCATGGTTCCCTCATAATCTACAATGTTGTTAATATGCCAAGCAGCACCCCAGCGGATCGATACTTCCTTTTCTGCGGCAGCTTGTTTAACAGCATCAATTATATCGTCATAGCACGCCAACTCCCAACTTGCCCTGCTCCCGATATACGCCATGAGATCCACCGCATCGCCAGTGAGATGTTTTGACTTCATGGTTTTTGAAGCTTTTTTGGCAACAAGTTCTTTTTGTCTTTCTTCTGTACGAAGACCTTCTGTTACTCCAAAATCAATTGTTGTCAATTCAATTGCTCGTTTGACAACATCCACCAATTCTGGTTTTACACCTTCTAATCTACCTAAGGAACGTTGTGATAGTTTAAATGCCATTGTTCTCCTTTACTTGCTTAAAATATTCGCAATTTTTAGCGGCTTCGATTGTTAGCTTATCATAATTTGTATCACATAACCCACGAAATACACGTTGATGAAACTCAACGTATTTGCGATTATCTGGTGTTGTAAACAATTGAGCGACAAACAACCAAAGCACATACAAAATAATCAGTGTTGAAATAGATCTTAGATTCAACATTATTTATGTGGTTCCAGTTGAACCAAAACCTCCGGCTCTTGTTGATTGAGATGGTCGTGTTTTTGTTTCAACTATTGTTGTCGGCACATTTTGAACTAATTCACCCTGACAGATTCGTGTGTGATTCGGTAACTTATAAGGAACATCAGTGAGATTCTGAATCAAAACAAATGTTTCTTCAACATAATCAGAATCAATCACCGCTTCTTGATTCACCAGAACAATACCATTCTTGAGTGCCAGACCAGAACGAGGATGTAATCTTACACTGAAACCTTTGGGAATGTTAAAAATGATTCCTGTTGGTATCATCACTCGCAGACCACGATGAATCTCAAGAGAACCAAACTCAGGCTTCAATTCAATACTCTGGTCAGAGGATGATTGAAAGGCACGAATGGTTGAAGTTGGTTCAAAATTACAGAAAAGATCGAAACAAGCAGAACCTTCTGTTGCGAAATAAGGTGCTACCGCTTTTGGATTATGTTTGTAGAAACCAAGAGTTTGTTTAGGAATGAAATCTTCCACGCCAGTTGACATAATAACTCCATAATAAAAGATCAAAAAACGGAGTCCGAAGACTCCGTGACAAAAATAAAATTACATTACAGCATGATCGCCAGGGTTATCTGCGGGCGGTGGTCCTGTCCACCATCGATTATATAGATCTTTTTGACCCGTAGCTGTTTTTACGATTAAATGGCATAAGTCTCTACCCGGAATTACTGCAGAACTACCTGATGTTATTGATGTTGCGGCGCTCACAGCAGCACCCCATCCAGCATTTCCAGGAGTAATACTACTGTCAATCCAAGAAACTTCATAAGTGCTGGCTGCTCCTGTTGCTTCATTTATAAAATGCGCTGTATACGATTCATTGTTATCAGCAATAAGAGAATGATGAATAACAGGATATCTTTCCATTTCACGGTAAGTTGCCGGTGTTGCCAATGGATCATGCCCATATACAAATAATTCAGGATGAACCGCAGGGGCGGCATCTCTAAGAACAAACCAGAATTCTTTTGGTAGTCTACGTGATATAGTTGTTTCAGAACGTCCACCAACAGTTTCACCAGATTCAATTGTCATCCAAGGATATTTACTCATCAAACCAGCAAGATGATTTGCGTAATCTAGATATTGAGTATTTGCATCGAAGAATTCATCAATAATTGTATTGATTGAAGCATCATATGAATATGGTGGAGTTGCTGGATATGATAGTCCGCTTGGAATTGGACCATCGTAATATGGCCAACCTGATGCTACTTCATACAAGGTAGGATCTACACGATACATGGCAGTATTTGACCAGAAATTTGTTTCAAGGTCTACTGTATGAATTGTCAGACCAGCAGAATCTGTATAACCTTCTGTCATTTTATCAAATACTGTATTCAATTCTGTTCGAACATCGTTGATCAAAGCTGTATTTGAAGCGTCCGCAGCGATTGCTTGAGTAAGTTCATCTGTTGTTCGATATAGATAACCGGCGTAATCAGTTAGTGAAGTTTGTACTGCTTTCATTTCTTCAATCAAAGCAACGCCTTCTGTTTGAAAATCAGAATAAATCAAATTCATACAAGCATTCACAGTATTTTGTGTGATGATGTTTTCGACTTCTAATCGATTGAGTCCTCTAGCAACATCTCGAACTCGCAAGGGCTTTTCAAGAATTTGTGTTGCTGTCAATTTGGTGTAGGAAATCATTGTTGTCTATCCCGTTATGTTAGTTGAGTAAGTAAATTAACAGACTGTTGTTCGAAATATAAATGAGATTGCTCATTCACAACAGCAAATCTTTCTGGTGTATTTATCCAGCAAGTGGGTAAAGTTGTATCTGTCATTTCTTGGTAATATTCCAAGATATAATACAGTTTATACATATTATCGACTTCTTCAAAATAATCTATACGCTTTCGGTCATCAAATTCACTTACAATTGTAACTGTTCTACCATTTGTATATAAATCATTTGAATAAGTATTCAAGTCAGTGATTTTTAAGTCATACTTATTTTTTTCAGCATCAATATAGGGCTTAACAATAGCTTCAAGAGGAACGAAAGAAGTCTGATATACTTCATCAGCAAGAAGTTTCATTACATCATAATAATAAGGATTTCTTAGAATAAGACCATAAGAATGCTCGGTATGTAAATCAATCATCAACTGAGCATACTTATTAAAGTTTGATGTAATGTCTGAATAAGTCATCGATTTATTTAAATAAGTTTAGTTTTTTGAACCTACTTGGTATTTAGCTACTAATTCCCATTGAGATTTTTCCTTATGCGGAATGATCTTAATTTGAGAAATAGGAACTACAGGATTTTCAATCGGATTTAGGTCTTTGATTTGAACAAGATTCCAATCGTGTAGTAGTTTAGCGATTGTGTTGCGTCTTGCCAAGTCTGATTCGGTGAAATTACTTTCTTTTCCATCCAGTTTGAAAAGTTCCTTGAAAGAAAGAATCACATATCGTCCACGTTTGTGAAGAATATGACAGGATTGATATAATTTCTTTTCTTTTTTTGAAGCAATTCCGATTCTTGTCAATGTTTCACGAACTTTCAAAAAGTCATCTTGACTTTTCAAATCAACTTCCACACCAACTCCTCGAAAAATATCACCATCATGATCAATTTCATGTTCATTCAACATACAAATCTCCTAAAATAATTTTATCGTATTACATAAGTATTGTCATTACTCATATTTATACTTTTTTATTTTTCTATGACACCATAAACCATTGAATGTTCTATCTGTTTTATTTGATCATTCGTTAGAATTTCGAGAAATTCTTCGGCTTTCTTAAAGGAGACATTGTAAAATTTTGAAATCATGGATATATTTTCATAGTTGTCTTTCTTGAACCATTCTGAATATCGCTTTTTCTTTGGCACACCATAATAATAAAAATCATAATGCATTCTGTCACTTAGCGCAGGAACAAGATTGATTTCTTTCGCATAGAAAACTGTATCCGTAAAACCAGCAAAGGATCTTGTGACAAGAAATTGTGAATATCCACTCAGGTCTTCACCAAGATAAATCTCTTTGGTGTTGATTGACTTCACATAATCGAAGGGACTTCGTTTCTTTTTCTTTTCGAGTTCTGGCTCGACATATTCATTGTTCTTGAGACCGAAAAAGTTTTCCATGGCATTACTTCACTTCAAAGTTAGAAAGTAACATCAACTCAGTCATACAAGCCAATGTGTGAATTTCTTTATCTACCGCCGATAAAGATTCATAACCATAACGAGAAAGAATCAAAATTACGTCTGGCAGACATTCTGGTTTTGCTCTCTCAAGAAGTTGGTCATAGAGAGAACGATAAAGTTCTGTTTCAGAACCGTGCCAGTTTTCGAGAATAAACTTGCGAATTGTTTGAAACTTCTTTTCACGAATAGCTTCAACAAGAACATCAATGTTTTCATTCTGAACATTCGAAAGAATTTTGTCAGATAAGGTTCCTGCGCCACTGTATCTTTGAATCTCATTGATACATCGTCGAAAGTCAGGAAAGAAATGAACGACCGCATGTTGAACTAATTTCTTTTCATAGTTGATACCTTCTCGGTCTAAAATTGTGCACAGCTTTTGAAAGAAGTTCAAAGCTAATTTAGGTTTTTCATCTTTCGGAAAACGAAACTCAATTACAGCACAACGAGATTGTAGAGGAGGTATAATCTTTTGTGCTTGATTTGCGGTCATCACAAAACAACAATTTGATGAAAACTTTTCGAAAAAGTTTCTCAATGCATTTTGTGAAATGTCTGTTAGATGATCAGCCTCATCAAGAATCAGCATCTTGCGTCTGCCATCCATGGACATCGCAGAACAAAAGTCGGTCATCTTTGTTCGTATCGTGTCAATACCTCGTTCTTCAGAAGCATTGATCAACATTGTTTCAAGATTCAGTTGAGCAGCAATTGCCATGGCAGCAGATGTTTTACCTGTGCCACCTGACTGTGAATGAAATAGAAAGTTTGGAAGGTCACCTTTTTTCACAAAGGCGGTGAGAGTTTCTTTGATATCTTCTGAGAGAATCAATTCAGAAACTTCTTGAGGACGGTACTTTTGAACCCATAAAAATTCATCTCTTACAATCATGAATACCTCACATTTGAATTTTCAATAATATACTTGGCGGTCCCAACGGGATTTGAACCCGTAACTTCTATGTGACAGACAGATATTTTTACCAGTTGAAACTATGGGACCTCCTTGATCATAACACAATCTCCGAAGAATGTCAACTCTTCTTTAGGGCCTTCATTGTGTTTTCAATCGTCAACTTGTGAGCTTTCAGCTTGCCCTCAAGTTTTTTAATCTCCTTGACATCGTCCTCATTGGACTTGTTCAAGGCAGGAATCAAGCGATTATACGTCTCAACGTTTCGCTCAATTCGTTCAATGGCGCTTTTGCGGCGCACATTCTTTGCGGCAGTGCCACGAATCATAAGCTCTCCTGCTTAAGGTTGACGGAAAATTTCATCGTAGATGTAGAACTCTTCATCGACTTTGGCTCTCTCTTCTGCGATGTTTCTCTTATGATAAATTTTGACTACTTTATTCAGACTCGCCTTTGGAATCGAATAAGTCTTCGAAAGGTCTGTGATTGCATCTTTGATGAAATCTTTCTCACCATCAATGCGAGTGAGTGAATCAGAGACTTCTTTGAGGACTTTTCGAATAGTTGCCTTATCTTCAGTTGAAGAAGGTAGAACTACGGCTGAGGGTGTATTATTGGACATTTTTCACTAACTCCTTATTACTCTTCATCTCATTTATATGCCGAATCATTGCGGCAAATTTGTAAACATAATCTCTTGTTTCTCTGGGTAATCTTAGCTTTTCAACATCAGTTGTCTTTCTTCTTTTCATCTGTGAACGAACATAGCCAGGTCCAACATTGTAGGCTGCTAAGGCTAATGTCCAATTAGGAAATCTTTCTTTTAGGAAAAGAAGATATTCAGCAGCCTTAACTGTGGACTTTTTCCAATTGTATCGTTCATCAAGAAAGAAACCTTCTCGTAGTTCAACATGTTCGGCTGTGATATCATTAATTTGCCACATACCAACAGCACCGGCAGAAGAAACAGCAAACGGGTCATAACAACTTTCAATTATAGGTAGGTAAATCAAATCTTTAGGTAGACCATACTGACGAAAAACATTTTCAATATGTTCAATATAAAAACGAGTTTTGCCAGTTTTCAAACATCTTTCAACATGACGAATAAATCCTTCACTTTGATACCAGCGGTCAACTTTTTCTCTTTTTAGGACAGTTGCATGTGCTTGCTGAAAAGAAAGAAATACTAGACTAAACGCCAACCACTTCAGGTTGTTCCACCTTGGTTTGTTGCAAATAAATTGTTTCAATATGAGGTTGTGGAATTTGTATTGAAATAATTTGCTGAGTTGGAATCCAATAAATAGGTTCAAATTGAGAAGTAGGGATTTCAGCAGCAGACATATATGGAATAGCACCTTGAATTCCTTTTTCGGGATCTATAATTAAAAGTCTTGGCCTGGTGAATTTAAGTGTTGCTTCATTAATCCAAGTTTCATCGAGATTATTTTCCTCTGATTGTGCAAGAATTTCTGAACCATCAACTAAACGAACAGCATAAACATTACTCATAGTTTTTATCCAAATGTTACAGGTTGTTGTAATGCTACAAAGAAAGTGTATTCACGATTTTTTGAAGTGAACTGAGCGCCACCTTTAGCAGCAATACGAACTTCGTAATCATCGTTCAGCATTTTGAGTTTTGAAACTTCAAATACTGCTGAGAATCTTTTTTCTGTAGTATTTTTTTGATCAAGTTTTCTTCGATGTCTTTCAGAAATCGTTGAACCATTTTGTGAAATATTTTCTGATACCATATAGATATCATTTTCATCACCTTCAAACACAAGGTTTTGAAAGCCATTTACAGCGGCAGACTTTTTACCATACTCGAGCATATTTTCAGACAAGGTGAACTCGATGTCTGGCTTTTCAATCACATACTTTTTTGAACGGTCTAATTCTTCAACAAGTTTAGGATCACAAAAACGAATATCCTGACTGGTTTTATCCGACTGAATCACAAGATACTGTTCATCTTTTGGAAACTTCAAAACTGTATCACCTGTTGAAGACACAAGTGAATAGACAGAAATGAAATGATTCAGATCGAAGATACAGAATTCTTTTGGAAATTCTTCTTCAAAGGTTGCGAAAGCAAAAGAATTACCTGAATTACTGACAGTGCTTTGTTGTGAGCCAGGATAGAAGTGAATTGATTCATTGATAGAGGCAAAGTTTGAGAGAAAGAGAAGGTCAGACTTTGACAAATTTAGCATAATATTACCTCGTTGTTAAAATTTCAATTGTAATTCCAATGGAACTAAGAGACATCTCATACGTATTCCACCGATTATCTACACGAATACCAAAGTTTTCAAAACGAAACAAACAATATTCACGATTTTCGTAATAACCAGTGATGTCATTTGTAGCATAATCAATTCCAGCATTATACATATGATTCAGCATGTGAGGATTATCCCTCACACACTGTTCGCATTCATTTGTTGTAATGAATAATAACATATTTTGAATTGTTTGTCAAGAGGCTTTATTCAATCCTGTCAAATCAATATCAGGAACATCGGATTGAGTTGTAGCAATTGATGGTCCTTGTTGACTAAATTGTTCCATAGCAGCAAGTGCCTGAACTGAACCACGATAGACATAGGTGCCAACATGACTCAACTGCATCCAAGGACATGCCCAAATTTTTGTGCCTGCTTTGCGAGACATTTGACAGAAGAAATAATCTTCAGATAACAAACGATTAGTTGATCCACCAGTTGTTTCTGGTCGGTCAAAATCAACATGGAAATATGCGGTGATATTTTTTGAGCCGTTGAAATCTTTTGAGTGATTATGGTCTGGCTTATATTCGTAATTAGGATAAGCTTCTTTGTAGGCGTTCAAGGCGGTTTTGTTCAACATCATGAAACCGGTTCCGATCTCAAGAACTTCAACTGGTTTGAAAATCTCAATCTCACCACGGCTTGCTGGATTGAAAACGAAATCACCACCAAAATCTGCTAGTTTAGCAGGTGAATCTAAGAAGCCATCCATCTTGGCAGCTTTATCAACTCTTGGCCAGAGAATATGTTTTTTAGGATATAAACCTCCAATGATTGAATGCTCATCATCAGAAAGATATAGAAGATGTAGAACATCACGAGGATCAAACACAACATCAGCATCAATGAACATACCATGTGTAAATTCACTGATTTCGAAATAATGTGCAAGATAGTTTCTGGCTCGTTGAATCAAACTTTCGTTCATGATGAACTTACATTGTAGTTTGATACCAAAATAGGAACAAAGAGTGTTGAGGTCAATCAGGCGAGATGCTGTTTCGGCAATCATTTGACCACCATAACACGGCATCATAATCATCAATGATTTGCCTTCAAAATCTTTAGGTTCGAGTTGAGTTTTTAAATCACCATCGGTAGGTTGTACAGGTCGTTCTGACATTTATAACTCCATAAAATAGTAAAAAATAAAGAGAATCATTCAATCTCATTTCTCTATTTAGTCTGTTTAAATTTCAATATTATTCACCCGAAAGGTCTTTCATCAATCGGTCAAGAGTGGTTCCTTCGGTTGGTTCATTTTCATCTTCATGTGAATCTCTTACACGAACAAGGTCACTATACTTTGAATTCAACCAGTTTCGCATATCACTTAACTCTTCTAAATCTGATTGTGAATTCGAATCATATGCTTGTTTCCAATTTTGTAGCTCATCTACTGATATTTGAATCAATTCTTTTTTGATTTCATCACGTTCATCTGAGGTGGTAGATGAGGTAAACTGATTGGCAACTTGTTCAAGCACTGTATCGAAAGTCACCATGTTCTCAGGATTTACAGGCTGATGATTCGGATCTTGAATTGTCTCATCAAGTTTTTTGTAGAGTGAAACGAATGAATCACGGACTTCTTCATCAAATCGAGCAATTGCATATTGAAGAGCCTTTTCTTTGTCACCCAGAATTGAATAGATATCCAGGATGTGAAACAGACGTCGAGTGGTGATCATCTCATCAATCGCCTCATCTTTGTAGGACTTTCGAGTAACTTCTGCCCACTGACAAAGTTTCTCTGTGAACTTTACATCTTCAACATCAATGTTGTGAATTTCAAGATACTTATCCAACATCTTGATTTCTTTTGCCTTTGATGGATAATCATGCTCAATACACATTACAAATCGCTCAAGGAAAGCGGTATTCTGAATGTTTGTACCAATGTAACGACCAGATTCAGAACCATTACCTTTTGTGTTATCTGTCGCAATGATGTTAAATCCTTTGGCAGGAATGATACGCTCACCCGTCTTCTTGATGAGGAATGGCTTGCCCTCAAGAATACCCTGAAGACACAACATTCTCGCAGGATTCCCCGCAAAGATTTCATCAAGTAGTACAACACCACCAACTTTAGCGGCTTCAACAAGTGGTGAATCTTCCCATACAGTCTCGCCATTCACAAGATTGTAGTGACCAAGAATGTCCATCTCATCTGTCTCAATGGTCACGTTCATGCGATAGAAGTGCCGCCTGTTCTTGGCGCAGGCTTGTTCTACCATCTTTGTCTTACCATTACCAGAATCACCAGTGATGACAGTAGGACAGAATTTCTTTGAAGCAATCACAGCATCAATCACACTGTAATCACCAAAGGGAACGAAACAAGGATCTTTCTCAGGAATGTATCCTTTTTGAATATCTTCTTTCGAGAGAATCTTGCGTTCTTGTCGAAAGGGGACAACTTTGGCGGGTTGGGCAACATTTAATTCAGGAGTTTCATTCTTTTCAGCCAACTCAAGATTGTAGACACCATAATCAACTTTCTTTGCTACACGAAGGATTTTATTGTGTTTCAATCCAAGTTCAGCCGCAGCTTGAACAATTTCTTTACGAGTGGCTACATCTTTATCAAGATATTCACGAACTTTCGCAACATCAATACTCATAATTATTCTCCATGAGAGTTGGTAAAAAAATCAGTTCTCAAACTGTTTCTTGATCATAGCAGAGATTTTCAGGAATGTCAAGAACTATTTTTTGTTTTTTCTCTTCTTTTAGTTGTTTCTCTGAAATCACATCGACAACTCGAGTCGCCAAAAATTTTCTGCGATTCTTTTGTGACACGTTCTTTTCAAGAGCAACAGCCAATTGTCTTGTGGTAAAAGTGCCTTTTGAATTTTCTTTCATATTATCAAAAGCATTCTCTTGTTTTGCATCGTCATCATCTTCCCAGCCGTAATAATAACCATTGTAACGAGAATTACCAATCACATTTGTATTCACACAAAAGATTTGATCGTAACCGTTACGATTGATTACACCAAAACCATTCTTGCGATAATCATTGATTACTTGTTCTGTTTCATTTAGTTCAGTGACATTATAATAGGCTGACAGATATCGTCGAAGAGCAGTTGACTTATATGTCAAAAGTTCAATACAAATTACATTCGCACCAGTTTCTTCTTTGACAAGTGCCGCTAATCGTCGAGTAAATTCACGATTGCTATTATTCACATAACTGTTGAATTTTCTTGTCATCAACTCATTGATACAAACTACACGATTTGATTGTCTTAGACGGCAATAAAATTTTGACTCATCACCACGGTAACTATAACGGCTTTGTGTGCCATTGTGATAAAAGGTGTCAAGAACATCATCCCAATCACCTTTTTGTCTTCTCAATTCGGGTTTGCCCCAAGTATTCAGAACTTCAGAAAAATGAGCGGTTGCTTTGAGTGTTTCTGTTTCTTTTCGAGTTGCCATCATCTGCATACCATCACTGTCACCATCTGTGATTACAATCAGATTCATTACATCAACAACCATATTCTGTTTCAAATCTGGTAAAATATAATTCATCAGAATCAAACCATCATTCAGTGGTGTGGAACCGAGTTCAAAGATATCACTCAAGACCATTATATGATTAGTACCATCATAGTCATAGCGACCAATCTTATTTTCTTTTTTTCTTTTATCGAGTCTCGCCGCATATTTTTCAAATTCAAGAATTCCCATTTTTGTTTGATGAACGTTCAAAAATGAATAAGCAACGTAATACAGATTGCGAAGTTGCTCTTCATAGTTTGATTTTGTCGAATCAATCAATTCAACTAATTTGAATTTAGGATTTAATCTTATACTGTCAACATCAACACCATGAGTACAGATACCTATTTGCTCTGTCGCATCATAAGTATCTGTTGCGTCTGTTGAAAAAGCATATGCTACGAAAGGAACTTGAATGCTTTTACAAAAGATTACATTGACAATCAATTGAAGAATCGCATTGGTCATGATGTTGTTCATCGAACCAGACCAGTCAAGCATCAAGGCGAAGCCATGATTCTTTTCTTCTGTTGTCACTGCTTTGTTCAAAAATAGATTCGATTCATACTTATAGTGAACTAACTTATGTAAATCAAGGTTACCTGTTTTCGATTCTTTAGTTCTTCGAAAATCTTCGGCAGCTTTCTTTCTCATGAATTCACGAACCATGTGAGCAATCACAGGTGCCATTTCGACACGATGTTCAGTCATGAATTTTTCAAACTCTTCAATTTTCTCAGAACTCACTAAAGAAATACTTTTACGAATCTGCTCAGTGACAAGTGAATTCGGGACAACAAAATCTTTCCAGTTGAGATAGCGAGAAAGATTTGCGTTAAGAATGGATGAAAACTTATCTTCATTATTATTTTGCATTCTTTCTTGATTTCTTTCCCATTCAGTGTCTGTTTGAGCAGAATTCTTTTCTTCAAAATCTGGGAGAAGACCATTATTGATGGATTCTTTAATTACCTCTTTTGCTTTTTGTTCATTATGTTCTTCGAGAGCTTCTTGTAACTTCTCAAAAGATTCTTCATCAAGCATTTTCTCAAGGTCTTCCATTGTCAAGTGTTCAGTTTCTCCACCATCACCTTCATAATCATCATACTCATCTCCATCGACAAACTCAACTTCTTCCCAATTGATCTTAGCGTTTTCAAGAACTTCTTTTGCGTAGTTTTCTTTTAGATGTTCTAAGAGATCAACCGCATTATCATAAACATCTTCGAAAGTTTTATTGTTTGCCGCTCGGTCTACCCAAACCTGTTCTTCTTCAGTGAATTCACAATCAAAATAATAATCACCTTTGAAGTAAAGATTCATTCGATCGAGCAAACTTGTATTATTCATATCATCTTCGAAATGAATTCCGAAAAGATTTGAATTTACAAGTTCATAAAAGCCACGAATGAAGGTAGATTTTGCGCCAGGAAACTTTGCTTTCATCATGTCTTCAATTCTTTTATCTTCAAGAATATTCAGAATGTTGCGAAAGACTGTTTCGTATTCTTTTGCACTTTCATGGGTGCCAAACTTGGGTGTGTGAAGAGCGTGACTTGCCTCATGTAGCATGAGCAATTCACGGGAAGCAATTGGCAGGGAAAGAATCCATTGAGGGAAGACCATTGATCTTGTTTCTGGATTAAAATATGCCGTGTTGGCATTCTTGATGCTGATGTTGATATTCTCGGCAGCAAACAGTTTGGCCAGAACATCACTGTATATTTCACTCATTCGGTTCTCCTGTAGAGAGTTGCGATTTATGAGACTAGTATATCAGAGAGAATCGAAAATGTCAAGACTTTTTTAAAAAAACTTTAATTCTTTTGCTTTTTCGTCCAAAAAATAACTCTTGAAGAAGAGCAACCGAAAGTGGGAAATCCGGTATTTCGATTTTTGGAAGTTTTCCTGTGATGAGCAATTGGTCAATGATTTGATATTGCTCATCAATTTCAAACATCTCACGTCTCAGATGAGGGGGATATATCTGATAATTGTCATAATCTATTTTCTGATGCATTTTATAGTTTATCTGAACTAATCTTATCAAATCGTTTTGTTCTTTTATTAAAACGATTCACATTAATTTTTGTGTATTGAGAAACTGAAACAGTTTTGTTATCTGCACAAAAATCTTTTAGTTCTTGTTCATCTTCGAAAACAAATAAATCATTTCCTTTTTTTCTTATAATCATAGTTCCTCTATAACATGCTTTTGATTTCTTTGTAAATTTCAGCATCACTTGTCATACGACAAACATAAAATACTTTTTTTGTAACAGGATCTGTTACGGTTTGTCTTTTATCAACAACAAAATCAGGTTTTTGTTTTTTCTGAACACCCTTTTCAGAAGCACAAAAAGCAGACCATTGAGGTGTGCTAGGTAAAAAATCTGTAGAGTTAGTCTTTTGCGGCATCTTTATCCTGTAATAAATAAGTTTCAAGAACTTCAAGTCTGTATTTTTCTGGTAAACGGTCTTCCATATATGTATAATACACCTTTCGTATACATTCACAAAGTTCATATGCTAATTCATCTCTTGTGATTTGATGCCTTATTCCTGCGCTTTTATGAGTATACCAACCTTGAAGTTTAATAAACTCATCATATTGATCATTAAATTGATTCATAATCGCTGTGCATTTTAACTCAAGCACTTCAAATACTCTTCTACGAATACGATTTGTTTCATCAATAATTTCTTGTTTAATTTTACCTTCAAATTGACCATCAAATTTGATTAAAAATTCGTCAACAAGCGGATCAGTAAGGACTCTTAATTGCCTTGTAATATTTGGCTCTAAGTTAAGCGTATTTGGTTTTTCTCTTGCTTCACGCTTAGCCTTTTCTAATTCCGCAATTGAGGTCATACTTAATACTCGTCCTCAAAGCCAAGACCATCTTCTAAATCCTCAAGTTCTTCTTCAGTCAAATTATTAAAATCAATTTGATTTAACTTATTTGAATTCTTTGAACCTTTTTGTGGATTCTTAAACTTATCTCTTTTCATTTCAGAAACAAATTTTTTGTAAGATTTTTTCTGTTCTTGTTGTTTACGATACTGCTTATCACGCATATATAATTTTTTCTCCTTCTTCGATAAAAAAACAAATGTCTTCCGATTTTACTCGAAAGACATTTTAACACGGCTTAACATAAATGTCAAGTTATATTATCTTGGTGTTTCTGGATCATCAGGTGCTACGATTTCAATCTCGTAATTTTTATAGTCTCCGCTCATTCTTACCGAGGATGAAATCATTTCTCGAGACATATCAGCATCTGCATAAACTGATGATGTTGGCCAGGTATTCGTATTGTCAACTGAAGCAGATTCAACCTTAAAGTCAGTAACAGTTACTTTTAGTTCACCAGGATCAGCACTAAAAGTAGGAATATCAAAAGTCAAAGAACCGACTCGCAAAAGTTCTGTTGCTGCAGCTGGATTGGCTACATTTAAGTCAAGGAAGGTTATTCCAGTAATTGCATTTGATCCAGTATCTTGCAATGGACTACCATCTTTAGCTGTAGCTGTTGTGAAATTTGTATGTAGTCTAAAGTTAACGTCAATACCTACTCCTAGATATATCGCTTCTTGGAAAGCTACATTCAAAGAATATCGTCTTCGGCTTCTTCGTGTGAAACCTACATCTGTTTTATTGATAACAAATGCTGCAGCCTGAGTAACTCCTGCTGTATCTAAATCAAGAATTTTTGATAACCCTGGAATTGCTACTAAAAGTTCTGTTTGATGATTAGCGTAACGTTCACCGGTAAATTGTGCTGGGCGATACTCCCAACCTCTCAAAGTGGCGAAAGTTCTTGCTTTTTCCGATGGTGTCAACCAATCTGGTTTTTCTGCAATTTTTGCTAAAAAGTCTGCTGAATATGCCATTGTTATTTCCTTTTTCTTTTATTAAGTTTTTGCACTTTCTTTCTCGCCATTTTGAGAGCAAGTTTGCCAACATAATCAGTAAAAACAACACCATTCAAATGATCTAATTCATGCAAAAAACCTCTCGCATAATAATCTTTTAACTCTACAGTATTTAGTTTACCTGTAGTGTTTTGGTATTTGACACAAATTTCTTTTGGTCTATTTATATTTAGAAACAAATCAGGAAAACTCAGGCATCCTTCAGTTTCAACTATTTTTTTCTGTTCATTTGCTAAAAGTAATTCTGGATTATACATCACTTGAAACTTACCTTCTTCGACATAAACACCAAACACACGATATGGCATTGACAACTGAACACCCGCTACACCAAATGCCTTTGCTTTTGTAACATAATCAGCAATACCTTTTGCCAAATCATCAGCATCACATTGAGGTTGTTCAAAATTAAAAGGTGTTGATTTTTGACGGAGATAATCTAAATTGTCTTCAGTCACAAGTTGAAAGTCCATTAGTATCCTTTCTGAATTTTCTTTTGATATATTTTCCAATATACACTTTCTTCACTATACTCAATACCTACACCATTGCAAGCATTCCGAAGAATCGGTATTATACTAAACAAAAACTTCATAAAACGAAACAGTCGAGTATGATATGATTTCAAGTCATGATTACAGAACACAATAGGATTCGCATCCAGAAAGCCTCTAGGTCCTCGCCATTCAAGAGTTCCTGTCTCATGTATGTGAAACAATCCTCGTTTTCTTTTTGTTGAAAGTTTCTTCGAATCATTGTCAATTGTTTTTTTCAGATATTCATATTCTTCAAGCATACTCTTTTCATCCGACCAAAAACTATGTGACATTTTTTCATGTTCAAAGGTCAGAAATGATTCATATTTTTTTGTTTCGACAAGATAAGCCAACATCATTGCAGATGTATATAAGGCACTTTGAGACTTCAACTTTTCATCGACTCTTTTCACATGAAGATGTAAAGCACAAGTATCATTTGTCACTAGACCTTCATAGTATAAGTCTTCAAAAAACTTATAAACTTTGAGAATGTTTTTTGGTGTAATCGTTACACATCTTGTGTTGATCTCAAATGGTATCACTTCCTCATGTTCATAGATTTCATCATCTTCATAAATGCCAACATCCCACATTTCTTGATCAACTACAATTGATGAATCACCGGTCCAAAAAACAATGCCAAATTCTTTCGCTTTCTTTTTGATAAAAGAATAATTTGATTCAAGAGACATTCCTTCAATTTCAAAACCAACATCCAAATTGGACATCAACATCATAAAAGATTCTCCTCAATCATTGAAAAGCCTGTGTTGCGAGAAACATGTAGATTACGGTCAAACTTATCCTGTAATCCATCAGTTCGGTGAGAAATCACAAAGAAATTTGTACCTTTCATATCATTCAATAAGTGAACGAGTTCTTGTTGTAGAAATTGGTCGGCAGCACCATCCATCACTTCATCCATAATCAGTAGATTTGTTTTCATCTTTGCTCGTTTGGCAGCTAGATTACGCCAACTGAACATCATTGCTAAGTCAACTCTCAGTTTCTCACCTTCACTCAATGAGAAATAACTGAATGTATGTCCTGAAAAGTTTGTGATATTTTCATCAAAGGTTGATTCGAGTTGAAAGTTCAGTTTCAAACCAAATCGTTTCAGATATCCGCTCATGTTTTGATTCAACAATTTCAGATACTTGTTCATGATTGTCGCTTTGATACCTGTATCTTTTAATAGAAATGAACAATTCTTTTGAACATCCACTTCTTCTGCTAACTCAATATTTCTTTTGTTCAAAATTTCAATTTCATCCTCAAGGTCAGAAATTTCTTTTTTTGTTCGATCAATTTTTGTTTCATCCAGGCTGGCAGGATTTTGTAGAATCTCAACCTTTTCGATGCGACTTGAAATCTTATATTGAATGTTCTCAAGTTCAGTTTCAAGTTCTCTCTTGTATATTTTCTTCTTCCTTTTTTCAGAATTTTCTTCTTCAATCAAGGATTGATTTTTCTTCAGGTCACTGATACGAATCAATAATTTCTCAATACCATCTCTCTTCTCCATCATTTTCGTTTTCAAAGTTTCGATCTGAGAATTGCGAAAGTCTTCAGCAATTTCTTGATGGCAGGTAGGACATTCAGAATTGTCTAAGAAAAAGTCATAGGTTTTCTTTTGACTCTCAACACCATACATAATTTTGTTTTTAACTTTCTCATATTTCTTGATTTCTTTTTCAATGCTTTCAGTGCTGACTTCTTCTTCAATCACAATTTCATCTTTTTCTTTATCCTTTTCTTCCCACAACTCAACACAATTACGAATCTCTGCCTTGATTTCACGAATCTTTTTTTCATCAACTGTTGAAACATTCACGTTTGAAAGAGCCTCTAAATGTTCTCTCTTTGAATTCAGCAACTCTTCTTTAAGAAACAATTGATTTTCAGTAGTTTGTAGTTCAGCTTTTGTCTCAGCAACTTCAGTTTTTAAATGATCAGACATCTTTGTGAAGACATGTAGATTCAAAATGTCATCGACAATCAATCGTCTTTCTTGAGGTTTCAATCTCATGAAAGGTACATAGTTTGCTGAACCAAGAACTACAATTTGCTGAAAGGTTTGATAGGAGAAATTGAGAACAGTTTTCTCAAACTCTGTCTGTTGATCTTTTGCGGATGAAAGAATGTCAAGTTTATTTCCATCACGATAGATTTCAAAGATGTTTGGTTTGATTCCTCTGCGAACAAGATAGCTCACATTGTTTTTACGAAAGGTCAACTCAACAAGACAATCTTTACCATTATACATGTTGGTCAGTTGTGGCTTGTTGATTGAGCGAAAGGCTCTGCCGAACAATGCGAATGTCACAGTGTCAAGAATCGCTGAGGATTTGCCTGAAAAGTTTGTGCCAGTGACCAATGTTGATTTGTAAGCATTGAGTTGAATTTCAGTAGGATGCGCTCCGAACGAGAGAAAGTTCGTGAAGCGCACTTTTTCGAATTGAATCTGCATATTATATCACCTCTGAGGAAAATGTCAAGAGAAAATTTCATTATATTGATTTGATACTCGAATCATTGTAGCACACTTTGGTAAATTTTTCAAGTTTTGAGCGCCAATATATGTGCAAGCACTTCGCAATCCACCCAGTAATTCTTGAATTGTATTCGCAATTGGACCACGATAGGGCACCAGCACCTCACGACCTTCAGCGGCACGATAGTTTTTCAGACCACCAAAGTGAATGTCATTGGCTTTCTTGCTGCTCATGCCGTAGAACTCAACAAACTTCTTTGTCTCACGAACTAATTCATACTGAGGATAATCTTCAGAGGTGTATTCAATTTCGTTTGTGACATAATGTTTTTCAATCACTTGACCACCACCTTCATCATGACCAGCAAACATACCACCAAGCATCACGAAATCGGCACCACCCGCAAATGCTTTGGCTACATCACCAGGGCACGTACAACCGCCGTCAGCGATGATTAAACCACCAAGACCATGTGCAGCATCTGCACATTCAATTACGGCACTTAATTGAGGATATCCTACACCTGTCTGAATGCGAGTTGTACATGCACTATTATGAACTACAACACCATCAATATTATAAGAATGGTCGTCTTCAACTTCTAAATCGTATGTCAAACCATTATAATCTTCAGTTTCTATTTTTTCAATCTCTACTAGCTGATATTTCATCAATCTTACTCCAATTATTATTTTTTATATCATTTTCCCAAATTACAAAATATTTGTAACCATTATCAATTGCTAATTTTTCTTTTTCAATATCTCTAATTCTTTTATATTCCTGTCTCCCATTTAATGTTGAATAAAATACAGGATTTCCATGCCAATAATCCCCATGAACCTCAAGAATTATGTTATCATTTATCAAAAAATCATACTGTGCTTTACCATTTAATATAAAAT